GTTGAATAAGCTGTAGTGCCTGCTCCTAATGTTGCAGAACTAGTATATAATGCTATTTTAAAAGTATCGCCTGTTGTTGCTGTAAAATCATGAACACCTTTCAATAACTCTACCTTAAAACTTGTGCATATCGCCGATGTAATTGCCATAATTTATCTCCTACGGGTTTGCTGATTGTATCGGTATTCGAACAGTGCCATCAGTATAGTCATCTCTTCGTCTTCTACCGACTTGCTCATTAGCAAACTTTTGTACCTCTTGTTTATATTTATTTTCATACAATGTCAACATGTCTATCGGACCTTTTAAATAACCGAAAGCCTCTGATAGACAACAATATAATAGCCCATTTGGAAAATTAAGACTAATATAATTAGTGGTATTATCTGATGATAAAGTATCGGGCATTTTATTATAGTGTATTCTAAATCTATATGTTGTATTTGGAGTCGGAGCTACAATTATACGTCCAGAATTAGTGTCTCCATCACCCGTAGCGCCACCATACATAGCATAATATTTAGGTTGACCTTGAGCTGCGGATGTTCCTGTAATGTCTTGATATTCTTGTAAGTAGGTATAATCTTTTTTTTCTAACCACTTATTAGCTCCTGTAATTTCTGATCCTGCAGTATCATAAACTTGAACACCTCTAATAAACAAAGCTCCTCCAGGTACATTTATCGTTTGTTGTCCAGCAACAAAATTACCCAATTTTTGTAGTCTGTCTGCATCTATGGGCACTTCTCTCATAATTCTATATTGAGCATTAAGAATTAGGTTTTCTAAAATATCTGTAGTTAACACATTAGAATCTGTTTCTGTGTAGTTTCTAATTTGTGTAACTAATCCGCTATA